CGTATTTTGATTTGGTCTTTCTTTAAGATAAAACTTAAAACCAATTGTAGATATCGTTATTTTTGTTTTGGCGGGAGTATCGGTAATAATTTAATTAAAAATGTGTATTTATTATATAGCTATGCTAGTGATTTATATTTCGTGCTCATGGAGGTATCGGACCTCTTATGGTCCTATTTAATTGAGTATAGTTTTCTTTGAAATTTATAAGACAGTGTTTAAAGACACGTTATAACGGAAGATGGTAGACTGCTAACTATGAGGAGTTAGTTAATCAGTAGGGATACTGACTAGAGTCGTGTGTAATGCTAAACCAGCCGTGTATGTTTATATCTAATTCATTTAAAATTGTATGATTTTATTTAGGATGAAGCCATAAGGTAGGGAAAGAGAGATAAGTGTTCTTGATATATAATGAAACGTCCGTGTAATTCGGACCCCTTTATAAATTAGACGGGGAAACTAATTTGTGATGTGGTATGTTCTAAACCCGTTGATTTAAGCTGTAGTTTCCACGTGAAGAAATCCAGCAGTCGGGAACGACTGAAACATTCAAAACCCCCCCCCTTTTTATTACAATATGGAAGTGCAAAATATTAACGTAGCGTATGATGAAGAAGTTGTTGGTATGGAATGTGAAGAAAGTGCTTATTATATGGAAGAGAGTTTAGATGATTTTCCTGATGATCCCTGGGCTTATGAAGATGAGCCCGGGTTGTCCCAAGAGAGACATTGTGATGTTCCTCAGTTCCGTATGGAATCGAGAACTAATAATTTTTCTGTTGGGATGTGTGATCTCGGACATGCTCCCGATTATAATGATGATCACTCGTATACTGATCTGGTAACGAGTATGGATCAAAGAAAGGCTTATGCCCGTAAAGTGAAGAGAAATCGCTCTTATCAGAAGATAGCTCAATTAGGGGTTGTTTATGAATTTGGAGAGAGAATAGATTTTTCTGACCCGTTTGATGTAGCTCGTTATTTAGAGTATTATCATGATTGGTTGTTGAAAGTTCAAGTGCCTGAGGATTATGATCGTTTTTGTGATTATGCAAGACGTCATTTGATGTGCAGGCCTCATCGTAAGATCGCTCTCCGACTTTTTAATAGAAAAAGTAATCCTCTAGCTACTCGTTTATTGAGAGCCTATATGGGGAAGTTGACTAAGACTGAGTTTGGATTGCCTATTGTGCGTGCCGAGTTTTTAGATGTCGCTAGTTTTCTTGCGATGGCGACTTTATTTATGATTATGTATATAACGTATGATAAAGGTATGCCTATGTATAAGAAGGCTATGAAAATTATGGATAGAATGGAGAAGACCTCTCATACTGTAGAAGACACTATGGGAACTATTAAAGCCGGAGTGGAAATTATTTCCTCCGCATGTTCGACTACCTGGAAGTGGGTGAATCACTTCTATGAGTATATTATGAGTCAGATTAAAGATATGCATGAAGCTCTGAAGTGGCTTCTTTCTCGCTTAGTTTGTGTAATCGCAGTTGTGGTGGGATCTTATTATGTTTTGACCTTCTTTGAATCGGAGTACGAAGCTATTACTACTTATATCAAGCGTAAGTTTGGTATTATAGAAGGAGTTCGTGCTGAATCTGATGGTGATGAGTCTTTTATAACTTCAATTCTTGATCTTTTTAATGTTAACTTTGTTAAAGTTGATCGTAAAACTTTTTGGAGTCTTATAGAGAGTGTTCCTAAGGTTACCAATTGTGCTCGAGGAGTCGATTGGATTATTCAACGCAGTTCTACTATTATAGCCTCTGTTTTGGAGATGTGGACTGGGAAGCCCCATCCCCGAGATGATCTTGAGGCTGAAATTATTACTTTTTCGGATTTGTCAGATATTTTTATAGAGATTGTAGATAGCGCTGACAATACTAAGATTCACTCACAAGATACAGTGCTTATTAATGCTGAGTTGATAGGTAAGTCGCAGTGGATAAAGCGAGCGTCGCTTGCCGCTAAAGTTCCTTTACGTCCTTATTTCGTTACCCTTTTCTCTAGAAAAGACGAGCGTTTTGTTAATAAAGGCGCTGAATATCGTCGTATGCAAGAGATGGCTCACGATAGACCTGTTCCCGTTGTTGTTTATATAAATGGAGATCGTGGTATTGGAAAGTCTCATTGTCTCGATGAATTGAAACGTACTATTTGGGTTCTTCTACAGGATGCTAAGATTGTAGAAGGTCCTTATAAAGAGAGTGATTGTTTTCCGTGGATTCAAGAGGAAGAGTTCTTCGATGGATATAATGGACAACTTATCACCCAAGTCGATGATTTTATGCAATCTATGGATAAAGATATCCGTAAAGTAGTAGCTCATACTTTAGTCACTATGTGTTCACCTGTTCAATATAATTTGAGAGTAGCTACTGTTGAGAATAAGTCTCATGTATATTTTCGTTCTAAACTGATAATTATAACTACGAATTTACCCGATCTTAAGTTTGGCTCGCAAAATATGGCTTTAACTTGTCCTGAAGCGTTAGTCGATCGAATGACTATCGCTGTTCATATGGAGGCAGATCGCTCCTTTACTCTTCTTCAGGGTTCTATAGATGGGCAATCTAGTGTTAATATGTCCCTTGGTGAACTTGCTGCCCTGACTGCTAGTGCCATTGAAGCTCGAGATGTTGAGAAAGATAAACATCCTAAAATTAAGAAGCCAGCGGTTTTTACTGGAAAGTTTGAATCGGCACGCCTCCGAATTCGTATGGAATCGGGAGGCACTAAAGAAAAAGAGGAAGAGTCTAGTAAAGGTAAGGAGAGGGCGATTGAAGAAGAGATCTCAATCCCTAATGCCTCTTTTGACATGGAAGAGTTACCTGAACTTGGCGATTCAGTTCCTCTCGCGCCCGAGCCTGTTTATCGCTCCCGACCTGGCGCTTTTTCTGGTTTGTTACAGAGATTTTATGATAAAGGTTACTTTTATCGCCCTATTGAGGAAGACTGTACTATAACTTTTGATCCTACTATGTTACAGAATACCCGGACGTATATAGATATACCGGAGACTCAAGGACTTATGATTGATGACTGGATGCTTTGGAGAATGTTTCCAGCATGTGTTATCGATGAGGTTCTTTATGGAGAAAAGAATTATTTGTTTCCTCCTATGTCCTATAATTATTTAAAGCGATGGGTTTTGCCTCGCTTGACCGCTCAGATGACCCGAGAGGAGGGGATGAAGATTGTCAAAGATCGTTGGATAATGTACCTTGTAGACAAGAAGGAGGTAGGACCTGCTCAGGCTAATTTTTGGGGTTCGGTTCTTCTTCGAAATACTGAGAAGTTACGAGGAATGGAGGAAGGTTTTTGGCAACGTTTGTGGCAAAGAGCTTGTCGTCGAGGCTCTCTTTTTGGAGGATTGATGAATGGAGTTTATCTAGGTGCTTTGGCTTGGATAACTATTCGTGTCTTTTTGAGAGCTGTTATGCCTGCGGCGGCTTATGCACCTCGTTCCGAAGCTAAGTATGATTCTAATCCTGTAGCTAAAAAGAAGGCCGATCAAATGGTTACCCGTGCTGCTCGAAGTGCCAATGCTCGCATTAATACTATTCGTGAGACGAAAGTTATAGGCGAGAGTGGTTCGAATTTCTTGTCGCAACATATTGTTAATAATTATGAGTGGTTAGAGGTTAGAGTGGTTCCTAAGGACACTCCACTTCTTAAGGTTTGTGAGTTTGCACCTGTAGCTTCAAGTTATATTTTGTTCATTTCGGGGAGAAAAGCTTTGGTACCTGGTCATACGGTTTATGCGTTCGGTGAGACGACTCCCGAATATACTCGCTACGTGACCCTTACTAAAGTTGGAAATTATACTCGTGCTTATTCTGAGATAATTGATTATGGAGAAATTAGAGGAGATATCCGTGTGATGGAATTTCCCGGTCTTTGTGAGAAGAAAAAGATCGTATCTTATTTTGCCGATGCTTTGCCCAATTGGGGGAGTATCGAGGCTCTCCGTCCTATACCCGACTCTCAAGGATTTAGGGTGGAGAGAGTGCTTAATTATGAAAGCCAAATAGCTGAGTCTGGAACTACGGATTATGCTTTTCAGACAGATTTGGTTTTTCATGGAATCCGAGGAGGTTTGGGTCTGTGCGGAACGGCTTATTCTCTTCGAGAGACTGGTAAAGTCATTGCTATCCATATGGGTGGTGAAGTCTTAGGCCAACGGTCTTATGGAGTCATGATTGTTCGTTCCGACCTTGAGGTCTTTACTGAGGGCGAACCTGAGACTCATGACCCTATTTCTATATCCGTCCAAGAGGATGTCCAGATGCAGTGTGTTGCTGGATTGGCAAACTTTGGTTGTGTTCCTAAGAAGATGGCGGTGTTCATGCCCGATAAAACGTCCTTGGTGGAGTCTATTTTTTATTATTGGAATTCGCCTTTGCCACCTAATGAGGACGGACCTGCCCATCTTAAGCCGGTCGTGATTGATGGAGAGAAGATATCTCCACGCGATGTGGCTTTGTCAAAGTTTGGTCGTCAATTTGATATTGGGACCAATCATGCTCCTTTTTCCTATATGGATGTCTTACCTAAGAGTTTTGACCTGTCTAAAATGAAGGTTCTTACTAAAGAAGAAGCTATTTATGGTATACCATTGTATATGGATGCCATTGATTTTACTACGAGTGCTGGCTACCGTTGGAAAAAGCTCGGTTTGACTAGAAAGGCGTTGTGCTTCGACGCTGATGGAAATCGTAGACTCCATCCTCTTCTTGTAGAAGATATTGCCTATTATCTTAAGATCTTCGAGAATGGAGATATAATGCCTGTCATATTCGAGATGACATTAAAAGATGAGATTCGATCTCATGAAAAGAACTCGAAGTGTGAGACGCGGCTGTTTGATTCAGGCGATTTCACATCATTTGTTATACAAAGAATGTATTTGGGTGCGTTCTTTACCGAAGCGACGAAAGATCCTGTTCGCTCGCCTATCGGTATATGCATTAATGCCCATTCTAAAGATTGGGGTTACTTGTATGCATATTTGAAAGGTTCAGAAGAGAGATTTGTTCTCGCTGGAGATTTTAGTAACTACGATTTGTCTATAAAGAATATATGGCGAGATCGATTTATTGATTTTCTTATTCTTCTCTATCGTAGCGTAGTTCACCGAAATGTGATACTAGCTAATTTTCTCGCATGGCATATTATTTCCTTTTGGATCTATGGTCGACCCTATGGCACTTCGAGTGGTGGTTATCTTACGTCTATTTTTAATACCATAACTAATTGGGGACTTCACAAAGAAGCTTTTATCAATCTGTACTCTGAAGAAGAGTGGAAAGATATTCGCTGTACTTTTTGTGGAGATGATTCTGTTCTTACGGTTCCCGTTCGTTATAATCTATATAATATGACCTATCTGAAGGAGTATTTTTATGAGAATTATGGTATGATCTATACCTCCCCAACAAAGACCGATGAGATGTCAGTCTCCTGGGAGAGCTTGACCTTTTTGAAAAGGCAATTTGTTCGTGGTCATGCTGGTGTTATGGCCCCTCTTTCCAAGCGATCTATGTTCAATATGATTAAGTGGACTGATGCTCCTGGTAACCTCGAAGTTATGGGATCGGTTTGCAATTCATTGCTCCTCGAAGCTTGGCATTATGGTGCCGAAATGTACCATTTGTGTTTTGATTGGATAATGGATGAGGGAAGGCGACTAGGTCACCTCTTCGTTGTCCCAACATGGGAGGAGATGCGCTTTAAGCGCATGAAGGATTATTAATCTTTCAATCCCGGGTACGGGGATAATCCGACCTGCAAGCTGTAAGACAGCCGCGCCGGCATGCGTGTGAACAGAATCATGCAGATTGGTGATCTTTAAACACCATATGGGCCACGGTTTTAATCCAGACCATCGCTCGTTTATATTGGATTACAGAACTAACACAATTAACAGCTAAAAACGGCATTCAGGCCGATTCACAGCAGATGCTGACTGATCCAGTCGACACTGCTCTTTTTCAGACTCCAACCATGAGTTTTGGCGAGGTCGGTACAACTACCGAGCAGTCAACTTCAGGGTACGCGTCTTCTGCTCACGGGGTGGGTCATTTTGAAAATACGAGAGTATTAGAAAGAATGGTTCGTCTTACAGAGTTGACGTGGAGTACGACTTCTAGTGGATTTCTTTATTCCACAGATATTAACCAAAAACTCGAACAGATAGTGCGAAATCAGAATATTTTATCACAGTTCGAGTTTATGAGATCTGGTATTGAGGTTACGATACGACTCAATACGAATCAGTTCTATTATGGCGCTTTAGGCGTCGTTTTATTTCCTTTTGGAGGTCTTTCAACTGGAGCGAGGGTCGATGAACTTATGGTTCTTGATCCTAGTATCATTTCGGCGTCATCGGCCGAGTCCGTGGTTAAAACATACAAGTATTGTTATCCTAATGCTTGGATGGAGGTGAACAACGTTGATGCATCGGAGTATCCTGTTATACTCCATATCGAAGTTTTAGCCCCTTTAACCTCGGTTAGTTCCAATATGCCCGATTCCATAAATGTTCAAGTATGGGCTAGGTTTATTGATGTAGAGCTATCTTATCCTACTAATGATTCTCTTACCTTTTTAAAGAGAAGGAGATTTAGAGCTGAGTCTAAGTCTTTTCCTTCTGTTCGTTTTCCGAAGAAAGGGAAAGGAAATCATCCCGCTATGGATAGCGATTCAGGAGTCAATTCGATTGACGGTGTTATAAGAGCCGTTGAGTCAGTGACAATAGGAGATGCTATCAGCGAAGTTAAGTCGCTGGCCTCTTTCGTTACCGAGAATTGGGGATCTGTTGTCGGTGCTCTAGGTATGATTTTTGATAAACCAGATCAGTCTGATTATCAAATGCCGGTTATTGTAGAGGGCTCTAAGGATCTTTTTGTCAGCGATATTGCTGACACTAATGTGTCTGTTTCGCTTTATAAGACGCGTTATGTAGATCCGAGTTCGGGACGAATGCCTATGACGAAATCGTGGACTGTCTCTGATTATTCGAGAATTCCCGGTTTGCGTCAGCCTTATATGACTTATGCTGCTCAAGGAGATGCTAATTCGATCTTCTTGATCCAGTCTCATCCGGACAATACCACCTATAAAATTCCCTTAGATTACGCTTATCTTGCCTCTCGTCAATGGAGAGGAAGTGTGAAGGTGTGTTTGCAGTTCTTCACATCTGCGTTTATTTCAGCCCGTTTTGTTGTTCAATACATAAACGGCGGGGAGTTTCCTAGCTCTTTTCCGACTGAATATGATTCTGGATTATCGAAAGTAATAAATGTTAAAGGGGATACAGTTGATACTATTACGCTTCCATGGTTAAGTTCATGGTGGTGGACTAGTCATCCTGACCCTCAGATTAAGATTACTTGTTCTTCAGCAATTGCTAGTACTGATACGGTTACTAGCCCTCTTATCTACTTGTTGCTTTGGGTAGCTGGAGGTGATGATATTCAGTTTGCTTTTCCTCGTGTGGTTCGTTACACGGAATGGAATAATGCTCCCCCTCCTACTAAGCTTGTGAAAGAGAGAGAGAAGGGTGACTTGCGTAAGTCGACTGTTGGGGTGAGGAAATTTCGGGCAGAGGCTGCCATGGGAAGTATTTTCCAGAAGACTTTTCCCCCCATGGGAGAGAACGCGCACTACGACATAGATCGGGGTTTTGCTACCGCAGAGATGATGGGAGCGATCACTGATGTTGCTAAGAGGTATAGCAATTTGTCGTTTTACAATGGTGGAGATTATTCCACAACACCTGGATTTCCATTTACTGATTTGGATGCTCAGTTTATGGGAAATGTGAATTCGCAACTTTATGCTGATTGGTATGCGTTTCGAACCACATTTTTCGGTCAATGGAGAGCTTGTTTCCTTTGTCGATCCGGGGGTTATCGCTGGAGATATTATGACCAGCCGACCAACCGTACCTCGTGGGCGCTTTATGATACTAAAAGTGCCGAATTTGTGAATGGAACCGTTTACAATAGTCCTTATGACGGGGTCTCTCGACTTACTGTACCCCAAGTATCTAACTTTCCTTTTGGCGTATTAGGAAGTTATAATCAGCCTTATCAGCCCGAAGGTCTGTCCATTGTTCAATTTGGAGGATCTGCGGAGCATGATGAGACTCATTTGCAATACGTCGCAGCCAGGGATGACCTGCAATTTGGATATCCGATCCTGCCAACTGGGCTTTCATTGCCTGTTAGTGGATCGTGAGGTCGATTGATGTGTGTCATCCATCCCCTAGCTCAGGGGCCTGGAGAGTACTAAGTGAAGGTAGAGTACTTATCCTTGTATTATCGGAATCACTCCCGCGGACCAACAGGTCCCCGGGGTTAAGTCCTTTAT